CATCATTCCAGTTAGGGTACTCTTTATCTACAGCAAAGGGGCCTTTCATAACACCTGTACCTAGTAGTGCCATCTCAAACGCCATAGAACGTAAGTGTGTAGATGCACCTGATTCCTGCAGCTGGTCATGGATTTTCTTTTCCATCTTTTTAGCTGAGACCATAGCTGGGTGAAATGATACAGTAGATGGTGTAGTTCCGTCACCCTCAATAATCTTATCTGATACAGCTTCAAGTTTACCGCTTAAACCAGCCATACGTGCCTGTAGATCCATAAGGGTCTCACCAGGTTTTAGTGTAGTGTCACCATTTATAAGGTAAGGACTAGAGGCTTTATCTTCTGTCACAGGTTTGAGTGCATCACCTGCAGCTTGAGCTTTAGGATCTATATTAATATGTACTGCTTCTGCTACACCATCAGGTAATACAGAAGGGTTAACAGATAGTGGGAACTTGTTGTTACCAAATAATACATCTACAATCTGCCCATAAGCAGCAAGAGTCTTAGTCTTGGTAACCTTAACAAATACGCGAGACTTCTCAGTATCTGTAAATGAAACATCCTTACCATATATACCACGATAGTTGCGATATGCTTTTAACCAGCGTTGTTCATCTGAATGCCTTGCATCCTCTGCTCGTTTGTATCGCTCTTGTACAAAAGCTACTACGCTATCTTTTTGTTCAAAGATGCTATCCGTACTGTCTTCTGCAGCTACGACTTCATCTGTTTCAAACATTTCTTCTTGTTCTGCCATTTATTAATACCCGAATGTTGTATCACTAGCTTGAAAGCCTGTGCGTTGTGTTGCTGGGTTGAAATCCCAAATGCTGCTGCGTGGACGTGTCATAACACCATATCGTAAAGCATCGTATAAGTGATCCTCTGCGTGAGTGTCTACATCTTCTGGATTTCTTTTATCCAAAGGAATGCTTGGTATCTGCGCTATAGTGTTAGTGCAGTTGTTCATAAATACTAATCTAGGCTTTTCCGTAAACTCATCGACCTGTAACCGCCTATGTATTTCGTTTTTACCTGCGACACGCGAACCCCTAGACCGATCCGAAGGCCGCCAACGGCAACCCTTCATAATCATTTGCTCAGCTAGTGATGGTCCCGTGTCGCCTCGGTTGTGCCATAAAGAAGAGTCTAGCACACCGTATCTCATACCACCGTCTTGTTTCTCTAAATCTAAAATCATATCAGCTAGATCTGTAGCTGTAACCTTAGAACAATATAACTCTCTGTAAACAATGAGTTGCTCGTCTGGTGCAACAGCAAACCAGATAACTCCTGTATAAGATCCGTAGCCGTAGTCACAAGCTCTAAACTTAGCCCAACTTTCGGGAACTTCAAAAGCGTCAATGACATGCTTGGTTCTGTCAAACTCTGGGAAAGCGGCTCCATCGTTAATATCCCAGTTACCTTCTAAGAGTTGTTTTCTTTGATGCTCTGGTAGTGACAATAGCATTGCTTCATAGTCACCTGCCTCAGCAAGATATGGGTTATCAAATAGTGATGCAGGTATAAACCTACGTTTAAACAAAGGTTGCCCTGCTTTACTGTGACCAACAGGATATGTAATAGTATCACCTGTTTCGACATTTGTAGCCCAGAACGGCTCATTAGACGGTCCAGGATCAATAAACATTTTCTTAACCCACTGATGACCACTACCTCCTGGGTTGGTAGTAGCTCTCATGTATAAACCTAAGTGCTGGGCTGAACTACGTAAACGTGATCTCATGTAGTCCCAAGCGTAAGGACTAGACCATTGTGTAAGTTCGTCAAAGCCTATCCAGTTAAAAGCCTGTCCTTGGTATCTTGTAACGTCTGTGTCTTTATCTAAGTAAGACATCCAGAGTCTACCGCCCTTAGGTGAAGTCCACTGTGATTTACGCTCTGACCATTTTATACCTGGTATAGCTTTAGGGTATAGTTCTTGACTCTTCTGTATTAACTCTCTAAGTTCTTCTGTAGTATGACGTACAAGTAGACCTGAGAAGTTAGGATCGTTTAAACCATGAAGAGGGTCTGCAAGCATGGCATAACTTTTACCTCCACCAGCTGCTCCTCCATATAGTACTTCTCTCTCTGACGAACTTAGAAACAAGGTCTGGGGGCCAGGGTTAGGCTTAAACACTATATCTTGTGCTAACTCCTCATCGTATGCAGGAGCAACAGCTTGTGCTGGAACAGTATCTTTAGGAGTTTCTATTTCTTCAACTACCTGTACTGGAATCTCTGTATGCACCGACTCCTTGGGTTTCGAGCTTTTCGATTTCCTCAAGGGTTTCTTCGAGCCACTTGGCAAGCTTGCGTTTAATAGTAGATGCTTTTCTACGTCTTTGCTCAACTTCGATTCTCTTCTTTAGTCCCATATGAGATATATAGCGACCTGTTTCTTTACTAAGCCACTGCGCTACTGCACGATAGCTATACTGCTTGAGATGCCTCTTTGCAAGATCTAATGCTTCAAGCTCCAGACGGACAGGTATCAGAAGCCTATCATTGTCTGGAGCTAGGACATACCCCCATGGTATCTTTGCAGTAACACGTACTATTGTGTGCCACTCTTTTTCTTTGCCTTTGATTGGCTTTGGTAATTGCCAGAATCCTAGGTCTCTTGTTGGAATACTTATTCGTTTTTACCTTCTTTTGGTGGTAGATAGAAGATGCCACCACTCGATGTGACATCTACTTTATCTACTTTACCAAGTCCAGCGCGGTCTAGCAAGTCTTTTGCTGCAACCATTTTTTCTTTTATGCCTAGCTCAGTAGGATCAGAAAGAGCACCTACCATAGCAACTGCAGCTTTAGGGGCAGTACGGGCAAAATATGTACGAGTCTTCTCGCCTATCTCGTCCTTTAAGGATTCAACAATAGCTGTAGTGCTGCTGTTGTCCCCGTAACCTGCCAACCTTTTAGCTGTAACAGCATCACCATTAGCTTCGTCGAATAATACTTCAAGAAACTTGTTTTGTTTTTCGGTTAGATTTCTCGCCATATATATGCTCTCTTATCTCGCCACGGCTAATGCCTATGTCGTGTAAATCTCTGTCACTCATATTGTTAAGTAACCAAAGATCTGCTCTTGCTTGTTGTGTTCTTTGTACAGCCCTAAAGCCGCGTTGTAAAAAGTTTAGCATCACTATCTCCTTTGTTTGTGTGCGGAGATAGTTATACTTATTTAGTAATAACTTAGTACGTCTGTTTGTGCATACCCGTTAACCTACAGGTACAAAGGTTTCAGTTACAGTTAGTATAGTATCTATATGTGCAGCTGTAGCTGGAGTTACTTGTATCTTGTCACCAGCAGATAAAACAATTTCTATATCTGAGAATGTTATAAACTCACCAGCGCCTAAATTTTTACCTTCTAGGAAATGTGATGTATATGTATCAGCTGCTACATACCATTCAATTTTAATGTCTGTATTGCCAGTAGTGTTGTGTACATGAAGGTAGGTAACTTCTGCTACACAGTTAGCAGGACATGTGTACACATCTTCTGTAGTAGTGCCAGTATTATGACCATAAACAGAACGCCTACGTGCTGACTTGCCCTGACTAAAAAAACTCATTACTCGTCAACCCAAGCTTCATTCTCTGGTGTGTTAGGATCGTCCTTAACGTAGTGACCTTTGGCTGTACGAGCACGTTTCTTACCCTCAGGTGCTTTAGACTTTTTCTTAGGCTTAGGTTTAGCAACTTCAGCAGCTCTACAAATATCTGTTACGTTTGGATCATTACAAAAAGCATTGCCAAATCTATCTTCCATAGCGGCTTGGTTGCCACGCTCATCCCAAACACAGCCATCTACATCTACTGTGTAGCCATGCTTAGCTAGAGCATCTTTATATTTTTCATAAACTTTCATAAGTCTATCCTTTTTTCATAGGCTTAGACGCTGGGTTAGATGCACCACAGTACCCACCCCTATTCATCTTCATAGGTTTTTTAGCCATGCCACCATATGACATTTTAGTTTTACCTTTTTGACAACCTTCTTTAGCACACTTAGCTGGTGAAGGACAATCTGGACACGCTTCAAATTTCATGCTCTTTTCTTTCCTGATGCTGTTGTAGACCAAGCCACACGACCTGGCCCTGTTTTCTTAGCCGCTTCTTTTTTACTTATTTTGCTCGCCACTTTTTTGGGACGACACGCAGGATAAGGTCTACCACTTTCTGAAGTACCCGACCTGCCGCATTCTTTACCTGTTTTAACATCTGTCCATTCCTCTCCGAACCATTTACCTAAACCACCTTTAGAAAAACCTCTACGCCCTACAAGAACGTGTTGACTACGTGACCTTGTTTTTCGTTGTGCCACTATATTTACCCCCAGCTTTTTTGTATTCTTTTACTAACCAAGCAGACGCATATGCGCTAGGCCATCTCTTAAACTTCTTCTTAGCCAGAGCTTTCTTCTGGTTATACAACTTCATATTTGTTGGCTTGGGTGCTGCCATTACCATTTCACCTTATCTGCCCAGTAAGCCGCTGATAGCTTACCTTTCTTAATATTCTTAGCGTGTCTAGCTTTGAAGCTTGCACGTTTCTTCTTCATCCTATCAGATTCACCAGCCTTAGGTTTACCTGCTGTAGATGCTCCCTGCTCACCAAAGCGAATCATTTTAATAGTATCGCCTTCTTTAGCTAACACTACGTGAGATTTAGTAGGATGTTTGGGTGTGCGTTTGGGTTTGTTATAACCTGCAAACTTCTCACCTCTGTATTCTATAGCCATTATAAAGGGTTATCCGCTAATTCATCATAGGCTTTCCAAATATCATCTACTTCAGTTTGTAGTGTATCTAGAGTATCACCTAATCCATCTGTTATAGTTGTAGCCTTATCTACCTGACTACGTAAGTCTAGTAGTAGCTTCTGTTGTTCTAGTATCTGCTGCATGTTAGTCGTTAACTGGGCAAGCTTCTGGTTTAAACCTCTTACATCATTATCAGCTATAGCTTGTTCTAACGTTTGTATACGAACTATGAGTTTACCTTCTAGCTCCTGTACATTAGTTAGGATTAAAGAGTCTAACGTTATAATCTCACTGCTTAACTCATTATCTACTTCAGTAAGGTTGCGCTGGGCTACAGTCTCTACAGATGTTATGCGTTTATCCATAGCACCTGTCTTATCATCTAGTGTACCTATACGGTCTAATGATTCTCCTACACCAGCTTCTACACCATAGAAACGGTTAAGGGTGTCGTAACCAAAGTATATACCACCTGATATAGTTGAAAGGACAGGGACAGCTACTGCCATCATCCATCCTTTAATATTGTAACCGCCTATACTAAAACTCATTGTGTTGGCATTGCTCCATATTCATTTATGTATTCACCTGCAGCATATATCTCAGAAGCATTCTTCATATCTGGTGTTAGGTATCCTTGGAAACCTGTACCAAAACTTGCATCAGCCCATGTAATGACAAACTCATCTATATTCTGAGTGTATGTAATTGCTGTATAGCTACCTACCATAAAGTTGTTAGCTGCTGCATAACTATCTACAGTAGCTGTTAAATCATCATTGTTTGCAGCTGCCATGTAAGCACCAGCTTGTTGAGCAAAGTTCTCTACAGCCGCTACAGCTTCATTATACTCGTTAACTTCTGCTGTGTCAAGGCTATACGCATCTGTCTCTAACATACCCTGTAACTCAACTTGCTCAGGCTTAGTATCTGCCTCAGCCGCCACACTGGTTACTTCAACTGCTGTCATAACTATAGCTGTTGCCGCCGCTAAATTATCTACTGCAGTGTCTAAACTATTCATATTAGCCGCGTGTTCCTGCATAAACAACTGCTCAGCTGTTTCAGCTATAGCATAGTCATGGTTTAGTACAAGTTCTTTAGCGTCTAAGTAAGCGTTCAACTCAGATGAAGTAATAAGCCCATCGTCAAAGGTATCATCATTGATAACACCACCGATAGCCGCATAACCTACAGCACCTACAGTCATAACAGCAGATTCAGTTATACGATCTTGTATATCACTGATAGAAGCTATGAGTGCATCAATCTTTTCCTGACCCGTCATTGAGTATTCTGGGCTACTTAGATCCAGACCCCCTGCGTTTGCTACTGCGGAAACGCTCACTAAGGCTGAGCTTAGGAGCATCATCTTCAACTGTTTCTTCATCTTCATCTTCCTCTCCTACCCTCAACAGGGTGTTCCAAAATTCTTGGTCTGTCTCATACCCAACAATATAAAGTGTTGGACTCTCTCTGTACTTCTTAATCGCCGCTTTTCCCATGAGCAGCTTCCCTGTCTTACTATCATTTATAGGGCATGGCGTATTCGCTAACATCATACTTCTAAACACTACTGGGTCTTGGCACAAAATAGATATAGCACTCACCTGTAGCCCTAATCCACCTACTTGCTGTGGTGCTCCTAAGAGCCTGGCATTCTTTCTACGGTTACAAGACTTATCTTGTGTCATAGTACCAGTGGATAAACCTAGTATGCTTACCTGTATCCCTGTTGAACTTGGTAGTAAGCAACTGTCGTTACCACCGCCACCCATTACTGTAGGAGCTATCGCTGACATTACAGGTGCAGCTGAACCAGCGCCAGTA